CGGAGCAATTGCTTAATGATGCTCGTAAAACTGCTACTAATGCAGAAGAAGCCGTTAGGCGTGTAGACGAGCAAATTAAGCGTTTAGGCGATTTGCCAGAAGCAAAGAGCAAAGGAGCTTATTATGAAAAAGCTCCTTATAATCCGTTTGCGTTAAGAGATATATCGCAAGCGGGATCGTCCGCTGCTAGCGTTGCACGAGACGTAAGTAATATGTTTAGACCAAGTATAGGGAAGCAACCGATGCCTTCCCGTGGAAGATAATATGAAAGATAAAAAATTACCTTTTTTACGTACACCATATAACTATGATGTAGATAAAGTTTCTGATGAGACTGGTCTGGCTTGTTCAGACCCGAGTTTGGCTCAACAGAATTTTAAGGATGAGTCGGATATAAATTATATAGTCCGACAGTTTGGTTTGACTGGCGAATTGCCAGGACAAACAATAAGTCCCCAATATGGGGATTTTACAGGGGTATTAGATTATCATTCGGCGGTTAACGCCGTTTTGGCTGCGCAAGACGAGTTTATGGATTTGCCAGCCCAGATGCGGGCTCGTTTTGAAAACGATCCCGCTAAATTAATAGATTTTCTCGCAAACGAGCAAAATCGTGAAGAAGCAATTAAGCTTGGCTTAGTTGCTAAGCCCATTTCTGAATCTTCAGAAACACCGGTCGGCGAGGTGAAACCCGCCGAAGCACAGTGACTTACTTGATGTAACTGTGCTAGGTGACACCAAAGACCACAAGGAGAAGTTATGCTACGTAGAAAACCTGTTAACAAGAAGATGTCAGCCCGGCATTTTAAACATAATGTACGGCGTACAAAAGCCCCAAATATGCGTATGAACCCAATGCGTGGTGGTTGGAGGCTGTAATTGCCATGCTATCACCCGATAGCTGCATATCAAACAGTTGATGGTCAGGTTGTTTTTAGCGAAAGGCGGTATTTCGACATTAGTCGAACGTTATCATTGCCTTGCGGTCAATGTGTTGGGTGTCGGTTAGAGCGTAGCCGTCAATGGGCTATGCGATGTTTACATGAAGCTAAGCTTCATGAGAAGAATTGTTTTATCACGTTAACGTATAACGACGAATCTTTACCAAAAGATCGTTCGTTGCATTATCGTGATTTTCAGCTTTTTATGAAAAAGCTAAGGAAGAAATATGGCTCTAACATTAGGTTTTACATGTGCGGAGAGTATGGTGAAAAGTTTGATAGACCTCATTTCCATGCCTGTATATTCGGATTTGATTTTTCAGATCGCGAGTACTGGAAACGCACAGGAAGTGGAAGTAAGCTTTATCGATCCAAAGAGTTGGAAAAGTTATGGCAGTATGGTTTTTCGTCTATCGGAGATGTAAATTTTGAATCAGCAGCTTATGTTGCCAGGTATATTATGAAGAAAGTTACTGGACAAGGAAAGCATGATCAGCATTATAAATTTACTGATTTAGAGACTGGAGAAGTATTAGAGAAGAAGTCCGAGTTTAATAAAATGTCATTGAAACCTGGTATAGGTTATGAATGGTTTAAAAAATATAAATCGGACGTTTATCCACATGATTATGTGGTAATAAACGGCCGAAAGGTTCGGCCACCGAAGTATTATGACTTGAAGTACTCGAAAGAATCCCCATTTGAATGGGAAGAGATTCAGTTTAAGCGTGAGCAATTAGCTAAAGCGAATTTTGAAGATAACACGGATAGTAGGCTAATAGTTAAAGAGATTGTTACTAAAGCCCGTGTAAAAATGTTAAAACGTGAGTTAGTTTAAGGAGAAGTTATGATTTCGGTTATTGTTAGTGTTAGAGATTCAGCAGCGGAAGCGTTCGGTCGACCAATGTATTTGCAGTCATTGGGAGTTGCTATTAGATCGTTTACTGATGAAGTAAATCGTGAAGATAAGGATAATCAGTTATTTAATCACCCAGATGATTTTGATTTATATGAATTGGGTGTATTTGATGATTCTATTGGTAAGTACGAACTTAGGGATAACCCTAGTGTTATAGTTCGTGGTAAAGATGTAAAAATTAAGTAATTATTAAGGAGATAGTATGTTTCGTAATCGCTCGGTAGATGTGCATCAGTTTGCAATGATTCCAAAAGCGGATATTCCCCGCAGTAGGTTCAAAGCACAAAAGACTCATAAAACAACTTTTGATGCGGGTTATTTGATACCTGTGTATGTTGACGAAGTACTACCTGGCGATACGTTTAATTTAAAGATGACGGCATTTGCCCGTTTGGCTACGCCTTTATATCCAATCATGGATAACATGCATTTGGATAGTTTCTTTTTCTTTGTACCAAATCGTTTGATTTGGAATAATTGGCAGAAGTTTATGGGAGAACAAGATGATCCAGGTGATTCGATTTCTTATACGGTTCCCCAAATTGTAAGTCCTGCCAATGGGTTCCCTACAGGAGGTTTGTATGATTACATGGGTTTACCCACTGTAGGTCAAGTAGGGTCTGGTAACACAGTTAGTGTTTGTGCTTTTTGGCCACGTGCATATAATTTAATTTATAACGAGTGGTTTAGAGATCAGAATATGCAAAATTCTGTGACTGTTCATAAAAATGACGGTCCAGATACGTATACAGATTATACGTTGTTAAGACGTGGTAAACGTCATGATTATTTTACGAGTGCATTGCCATGGCCACAAAAAGGCGCAGCCGTAACATTACCTCTAGGAACATCAGCACCAGTATTATCAAACAATCAGACAATTTTATTTAGTGGGTCTGGTGGAATTGATAAACCAGTAACTAATAACAATTCAATTGGATTATTTACTGGTTCAGGAGGCATCGGTGTTTCCGATGCAATATTCGGAACACAGTCTGGACTGTATGCCGATTTGTCAGCTGCAACTGCAGCAACAGTTAATCAATTACGTCAGTCATTTCAGATTCAAAAATTATTGGAAAGGGATGCTCGTGGAGGCACACGTTATACTGAAATTATTCGTGCTCATTTTGGAGTTATTAGTCCAGACGCTCGTTTGCAGCGTCCTGAATATCTTGGTGGCGGTTCCACTGTTGTTAATATCAATCCTATTGCCCAGACGAGTGCGACCAATCTTTCTGGAGGTTCTACAGTTTTGGGCAATCTTGCGGCTATGGGCACGTCACTCGCAAGTGGTCATGGGTTTACGCAAAGTTTTGTAGAACATGGCGTTGTTATTGGGTTAGTGTCGGTTCGTGCTGATTTAACATATCAGCAAGGTTTGCCACGTATGTGGAGTCGTTCGACACGTTATGATTTTTATTTTCCTGCATTTGCTACGCTTGGTGAACAAGCTATTCTTAATAAAGAGATTTATGCAAGAGGTAATTCAGCAGATAATGACGTTTTTGGTTATCAAGAACGTTGGGCTGAATACCGTTATAAGCCATCACAAATTACTGGGCTATTTAGATCGACTACTGCTGGTACGTTAGATGCCTGGCATTTGGCTCAGAAGTTTACTACGTTGCCAACTTTGAATAGTACGTTTATTCAAGATACACCACCAGTTAGTCGTATTGTTGCCGTAGGTGAAGCAGCTAACGGACAACAGTTTTTATTCGATAGTTTCTTTGATATCACAATGGCCAGACCAATGCCATTGTATTCAGTACCTGGCTTAATAGACCATTTCTAATATGGGATTATTTAGCGGAGTTATTGAGTCGGTTGGTAAGGCTTTAAGTGCACCAAGTGTTATTCCCGCTTTTATAGGCGGTGGTGCAAGCCTTATAGGAGGTTTGTTAACCAATGAGGCACAAGCTGCGCAAGCAGCCAGTGCTCAGTCTTTTAGTGCTGAACAAGCACAAAAGCAGATGGATTTTCAAGATCGTATGAGATCTACACAGTACCAAACTACTGTGAAAGATTTGATTGCTGCAGGTCTTAATCCCATGCTAGCTTATTCTCAAGGTGGAGCCGGTACGCCGTCTGGAAGTGCGGCAGTCGGCCAACAAGCTACATTAAGAAATCCTGCAGAAGCGTTAGCGTCTAGTGCTGCCCAATTAGGTAATATAAAAGCTGATTTAGAATTAAAGCATGCTAATACGGTTGAATCGTATGAACGTGCAGATATGTATAGTGCAGACACTAAGTTAAAGTTATTAGAGGCTCCGAATGTAGAACAAAGGTTAAAAAACCTTATTTCGGAGCAATTGCTTAATGATGCTCGTAAAACTGCTACTAATGCAGAAGAAGCCGTTAGGCGTGTAGACGAGCAAATTAAGCGTTTAGGCGATTTGCCAGAAGCAAAGAGCAAAGGAGCTTA